CCCGGCGCCCTGCCGGCCGGGCTGAAGGCCATCCTCGGCAACACCAAGAGCATCCACCAGCTCAAGCGGCTGGCCCGGTGGGCGGCCATGGCCACCACCACCCAGGACGCGGCCGGCCGTCGGGTGGACATGTACGGGGAATGGGCACTGGTCAACATCGGTGACCGGCAGGACGGCTCCGGCCCGATCATCCCGATCACGTCCGACGCCACCGACATCTACGCGGTCACCTTCGGCCTGGACGCGCTGCACGGCGCCTCGGTGGCCGGCTCGCCGCTGGTGCGCACCTTCATGCCCGACTTCAGCCTGGCCGGCGCGGTGAAGACCGGCGAGGTGGAGATGGGGCCGCTGGCGATCTGCCTGCGCAACCTCAAGTCAGCGGCGGTCTACCGCAGCATCACCGTACAGTGAGGACAGTCCATGAAGTTTGATGTGCGGACCCCGGTGGCGGACTTCACCGGGGTCGTCGGCTCGGTCGGGTTCGCTATGGGCCGCGCCATCGTCGACTCCGACACCCACCCGGCGGAGCTGGCCTACTTCCGTACCGCCGGCTACCACGTGAGTGAAATCGCGCCGTCACCGGTGTGGGCGCTGAGCGAGGTCCGTGAGTCTCTGGGCCTGAGCCCAGAGCAGGTCATGGACATGCGGGCCGCCGACGAGACCGCCAAGACCGAAACGCCCAAGCCCCGCCGTAACGGCTCCGCCGAGGCGTGGCGCGCTTACGCCATCGCCCAGGGCGTCAGCCCCGACGAGGCCAACACCCTGACCCGCGACCAGCTCGCCGAGCGGTTCGCCGACCCTGACGAGGAGACATCACAATGACCGTCGGCGGCCTTTACATCGCCAACCCGCGTGACGCGCTGCACTACGAGGAGCTGGCCCGCCCGTCCAGCCCCACCCTGTTCCACCGGGCCAACCTGCCACGCTTCGGGCTGATGGACTCGGCCGGCGACACCCACGTCCCGCTGACCACCCAGGTAATGACCAGCGTGCCGGTGAAGCTGGTGGCCGGCGAGACGGTGACCAGCCTGACGTTCCGGTCCGGCGCCACCGCCGCCGGCACCCCCACCAACTGGTGGTTCGCCCTCTACGACAACAGCGCCACCCCGGCCCTGTTGGCGCAGACCGCCGACCAGACCACCACCGCGTGGGCGGCGAACACCACCATGACCAAGGCCCTGGCCACCGCTCAGGTCATCGACGAGACCGGCATCTACTGGGCCGCGATCATGGTGAAGGCGACCACCGTGCCGAGCCTGCTGGGCTGTGTCTGCATGGCCGCGATCGCCGCGCTCAGTGACCGCAACCTGGCCCAGACGTCCGGCTCGTCGCTGACCACCACCGCCCCGGCCACCATCGCCACCCCGGCGCACCAGAACTTCGCGCCGTACGTGGTGCTGACCTGATGAACCGCCGACGGTACGCGACCCGCGAGGAGCTGCTGGCTCTGCTCGCGGGTCGCGCACCAGGGGTGGACTGGCCGGTGGTGCTGGAACACCTGGAGGCCATCGGAGCGCAGGTGGTAGCGCCGAAGGTCACCGTCGAGGAGTCGATGGAGGTGGTCTAGCTGCCCGCCACCCCGATTCAAACCGATTGGTACCTGTCGGTTCCCGTCCAGTACCGTGACCGGGTCCAGTTTGACCCGGTCACGGGGATGCCCTCCTGCATCGATGTGGCCGAGGGTTCATATACGGTGCCGGGCCCGTTGACCGAAGCCGATCGGCAGGCCTGCCGCCTGCCGCCTAGCCGGACGCCACGACCGACGGGGCGGTACTGACGTGGCCGACACTCTCGCCACCGCCGCTGACCTCGCGGCGGCGCTCCAGGTCGACGTCGCGGACATCCCGTCCGCCACCGCCACCCTGCTGCTGGAGTGCGCCACCGCCGTCGTGCAGAGCGTGTGCGGCGGGCAGCGCATCCTCCAGGTCGCTGGTGACGTGGTGGCCCTGCTCGGCACCACCGACTCGTGGCTGGACCTGCCGCAGATCCCGGTCATCTCCGTCGCCTCGGTCACCCTGGACGGCACCGTCCTGACCTCCGGGGCGCTGGACCCCAGCCATTACAAGTTGCGCGGCAACCGGCTCTGGCGCACCGACGGGTGGCAGACCTACGTCGGGCAGCCTTCCGACGTGGTGGCCACCTACACCCACGGCTACGCCACCGGGGCGCAGGAGCTACAGCTGGCCCGGGCCGCGACGCTGTCTCTGGCGAAGGCGCAGTTCACCAACCCGTCCGGCGTGACCTCCGAGTCCATCGACGACTATAACGTTGCCTACCAGGCCATGTCGGCTCAGATGGAGGCGTCCCCGTTCCTGGTCGCGGCGCTGCGCCGCCAGTACGCGCCCCGGGCCGCGCTGGTCCGGGTCGGCTAGGAGGCCAGCGTGTCCCGCGCCTCGGTCCTGGCTCGCGGCCGGGCCTTCGCCGCCGGTGGCTTCATCGACACGTGCCGGATCGAACGTGCGGTGGCGGAGGACACCAACAACCTCACCGGGGTGGTCACCAGGCAGTACGCGGTCGTCTACACCGGGCCGTGCCGGGTGCAGCAGGCCGCCGCGCCGTGGGCCGGTCCGGCCGAGGTCGGGCAGGCCGCGATCCGGATCTCCGCCCTGGAGCTTCAGCTTCCGGTGGTGGGCAGCGAGAACCTCATGGCCGACGACCGGGTCACCATCCTCACCTGCGTCAACGACGCGGAGCTGGTGGACAAGCGGTTCGTGGTGGTCGGGTTGCACTACGCCAGCCACAAGACCGCCCGCCGCATCCCACTAGAGGAGATCATCAGCTAGATGGGTACCAGAGTCGTCGGGATGGCTGACTGGCTACGGGACCTGGAGACCCTCCCCGAACGCGCCGACGACCGCTTCCGCGGTGTCGTCAAGCGCGGCGCGAACAATGTCAAGGTGGCGTGGCGGGCCGGCTGGGAGGCGATCCAGTCCACCCCCACCCACATCCCGCACCTGCCCCGCGGCATCGGGTACGACACCGACTTCGCCTCACCCCGGTGGAGCGCCGAGATCGGGGTGTCCCGCGCCAACTCGCAGTCCCCGCTGGCGCACCTGATCGAGTTCGGCTCGGTGAACAACCCACCCCACCCGGCCGGTCAGGCCGCGCTGGACGCGGAGACCCCCAAGTTCGTCCGGGCTGTTATCGAGGCCGGCGAAGAGCTGCTCACCGGCGACTAGGGGGCGGGTGTGGCCGACGACCTGGACGAGCTGCACGCCCAGGCCGGTCTGGCGCTGCTGGACGCTGACGCGGTCCTGACCGTCTACGACGGTAAGGTGCCTGACCCGACCCCCGCACCCCCGTACGTGCTGGTCTACACCACCGTGGCCCGACCTTCGGGGGAGGCCGGGGCCGCCAACGCGCTCGACGGGGCGTCGCAGACCTTCGTCACCCGGTGGATGTGCCACTGCGTCGGGGAGAGCGCCGCCGCCGCGAGAGCCGTCGCGATGCGGGTCCGGGCCGCGCTGCTCGACCAGCGGCCCACCATCGCCGGCCGGTCCTGCAACCCCATCCGTCAGGACGATGTGCAGTCGCCGGTCAAGGACGAGACCACCGGCCGACCGGTCATGGACCTCGTCGCCACCTACAGCATGATCACTACCCCGTAAGGAGCGCCGCTCATGGCCGCTATCACCCCGTCCACCGTCCCCGTCACCGGCCTGCTCGCCGCGCCGGCCGCGGTCAGCGCGTCGGACACCATCTCTGGCGACCTGGTCCCCGCCGGTGGGCTGCTCTACCGGGTCATCAACGGCGGCGCCTCCCCCGACAACGTCTCGGTCTCCGACGGCGGGGTCACCCCCGCCGGCAACCCGGGCACGGTCACCCCGGTCGCGGTCACCAACGGCACCACCAAGACGATCCTGATCACCCAGGACAACATCAACCGGTCCACGAACCTGGTGACCATCACCCACTCGTTCACCACCTCCGTCACCTACGAGCTGCAAAGGGTGTAGTCGATGGCTGTCGAGATGGTGTGGATGCGTCACGGCGAGAGCGGCGGCGTGCAGGCCTTCCCGGAGGACGCGCTGGAGGCGTGGCGGGCGCTGGGCTGGTCCGAGTGCGACCCGCCGGCCGAGCCCGACCCGGCGCTGGTCGAGCACGTGCCGGTACCAACACCCAAGATCGTAGAGCCTGAGCCCGGCGACGAGCCGGGCTCTTCCGTCGCGGCCCAGGCCGCCGAGCCCGAGGAGTAAGACGTGGCCGACAGTCTCGCTGACGGCAACACCCGGGTCGCCTACGTGCCGGCGATCGCGTCCCTGACCGCGCCCACCACCACCGAACTCAACGCCGGCATCCTGCTCCAGAGCCTGATCACCCCGGACGGCCTGGTCGGGTTCGAGCCGTCCACCGCGGACGTGCCCACCGGGTCGCTGGCGTCCACCTACTCCACGGTGGACATCGGCCGGGACAGCTTCAGCGGCACCATGCTGCGGCTGAAGAAGCAGACCTCCGGCGACACCGCCTACAGCACCCTCGGCGCCCGGGGCGTGACCGGCTACATCGTCATCCGCCGCTCGGTGACGGAGTCCACCGCGTGGGCGTCGTCGCAGGCGGTGGAGGTGTACCCGGTCAAGACCGGCCGGCGCCGCCGGCTCGCGCCGGTGGAGAACGAGGTGGAGAAGTACGAGATCTCCCTCAAGATTTACCAGGCGCCGGAGATCGACGCGGTGGTGGCGTGAGCGAGGTCAAGGCACTGCTGGCAACGCTGCGCCCGGCCGAGCGCACCGTCCCGGTCTGCCTGCGCGGGGACCTGCTGGCCGACCTGCAAGCCGCCCAACGGGACCTGGAGCAGGCGCAGCGGGAGCGAAGCGCGTCCCTGGCCGGCGGCGGTGGGGTACGTGACGCGGCCGAACGGGTCGAGGCCATCCAGGCCGGGATGCGCGAGCACACCGTCACGTTCCGGCTGCGTGCCCTGGGTGGGCGGGGCAAGACGTTCCGGGACATGGTCCTGGCCCACCCGCCGCGTGACGGGGTGGAGAAGGACAAGCTGCTCGGCTTCAACGAGGAGAGTCTCTTCCTCGCCCTGGTCCGGGCCTGCCTCGTCGCCCCGGTCCTCGACGAGGAGGACTGGGCAGCGCTGGAAGGCCTCAACGACGGCCAGTGGCAGCAGCTGTGCGGGGCGGCGTGGGCGGTCAACGCCGCTGATGTCGACATCCCTTTCTCGCGGGCCGCCTCGCGAGCGCTGTCGGAGTCCGACGCCACGTAGAGACCGCCGTCGCGTTGGGGATCTCCCCGAAGCGCCTGGACGGGTGGGAGCCCACCGAGACCCACACCTACACCTACGACGACGCGGGCCGGGTCGCGTCGGTGACGGTGACCCGGGAGAGCGAGTGGGACGACGGCGAGCGTGCCCTGGTGCTGGCGCTGGAACTCTACCAGCGACAGTGCTGCCCCAACGGGCACTGGCTGCCCGAGTCCGCCGACCCGGACAGCGAGGGCCAGTACAGTGCCGCCGCCCGGCGCTGCCACGCCTGCCTGGCCGTGTCGTACGAGACGAAGCGGGTCGACGACGACCCGCACCCGAGCGCGTTCGTGTACCGGGTAACGAGGCGGTGAGATGACCACTCGCCGGGTGTCGGTGTTCCTGGACCTGTTCGGTCGCGGCTACCTGGCCGAGGGCGACAAGATCCTGGTCAAGACGCGGGCGATGGACTCCGCCGTGGACGAGCTGGGTGACGAGGTCGACGACCTGTCCCGGGACCTGAGCCAGGTCGCCGCCAACGCCGACCCGGCCGCCCGGGCCATCGACGAGGTCGGCGACCAGGCCAGAGGGTCCGCGGTCGGGGTGGCGTTGCTGAGCCACGAACTTCAACGCGCCACCCGCGAGCTGGTCGCACTGCGGGCCGCCTACGCCCTGACCCCCACAGTCGGGCTGGCGTCGAGCATCGTCGGTAAGAAGAACGAGATCCGCCGGCTCACCCGACTCATGAGCAGCACCGGGGCTCTAGACGAGGGACTGCCGGGCGAGCTGAACCTGCCGAAGCTGGACTTCTCCCGGCTGGTCGGTGAGGCCCGGGGCATGCTCATCGCCGGACTGGTCTACGTCATCGCCGCTTCCGCCCCAGCGATCGGCGCGGCCATCGCGGGCGCGGTGACCGGCGCGGTCGGCGGCGGCGGGATCATCGGCGGGATCGCTGCGGCCTCGATGGACCCGCGGGTCCAGGCGGCCTGGAGGAACCTGGGCCAGTCCATCGACATGGAAGACTTCGCTGGACCGGCGTTCATCCGGCCGACCCTCGCGGCGATCACCGAACTGCGCGACGCCTTCGACGAGCTGGACCTGGACGAGTCGCTGACGCTGGTCGCCCCCTACGTGCAGATCTTCGCCAAGGGTATCGCTGATCTGGCTCGCAACCTGATACCGGGCTTGAACGCCGCCCTGGCCGCCTCGGGTCCGTTCATGGTCGTCTTCGCGGAAGGCCTGGCGGAGACCGGGGCCGCCTTGGGCGAGATGCTCACTGACATGGCTGAGGATGAGGGCGCCATTATGGGCCTGCACGCCCTCTTTGACCTGTTGACCGGAACGTTGCGCTGGTTGGGTGCCGCTGTTCGTTACCTCGCCGTAACGTGGAGGTTCCTGGTCACCTCCGGTGAGGGAGTCGCGGAGTTCTTCTCCGACGCGACCCTCGGAGCTAGCCGGTTACTGAACGAGCTGCAAGGGATCTCCCTGTTCGCTCCGGTGGCCGGTTGGGCGTTTCGCAGTATGGGCGACCGGGCGGAGAACGCCCGGCAGCACTTCGAGGACTGGGCGAATACCGTCCAGGAGTCCGGCACGAAGGCGGAGACCGCTCGTGAGATGTATGAGCGGTTGATGCGGGAAGGCCTGGACCCGTTCCCCGCCTACCTGCTGGAGTCACAGGAGGCGGCGGAGAAGGCCAACCGGAGCGTTGTCGACCTGTCCATGTCCCTGGACACGATGTTCAATAAGCTGATGGGCTCACAGCGGGCCGAGATCCAGTTCGAGCGGGCGATGGACGACTTGACCGACTCGGTCAAGGAGCACGGCAAGAGCTTGGACATCCACACTGAGAAGGGTCGGGCCAACGTCAACGGTCTGCTGGACCAGGTTGACGCGGCCAAGGCGATGCGCGACGAGATGATCGAGCTTGGCCGCTCCACTGATGTGGCGGACGCCGCCTACCACCGGAACCTCCAGCGGATCAGGGAACACGCCTACGCGCTCGGTTTGGACAAGGAGGCGGTTGACGCGATCGTCGGTCGCTATGACGTGGTCATTAACTTCAAGGTTCAGGGTCAGTTCCTGACCGGGTTCCAGCTAAGCGGTAAGCCCAGCTTCGCCGAGCTGGAGTCGTCAAGGCTGAGGCCGGTGTTCGGTACGCCAGTGCCGGGCGCCCGCGCGAGAGTACTTCGCCCACCCAGCTTCGCCGAGCAGGAGGTGGTTCGCCAGCACAGCTATGGGACTGGCCCGCCGCCGACGCCACTCAAGCCCCGCCGTCAGCACACACAGACCTTTCCCGGGTTTGCCAGCGGTGGTGAGACCCCGGCGTTCGCCCCGTGGCGGGTGCACCGCGACGAGACCGTGTTCGACAGCTACTCCAGCTACGTGGCGACCGCGGCGCAGTCCCGGGCCATGTTCGGCCCTAGCGGTAGCACCGGTGGCACGCTCACCCACATCCTTGACGTGCGCATCAACGGGCGAACCGTGCGGGAGCTCGCCATCGAGGACGCCCGCGCCCGTGGGGTGCGGCAGGACAGCATCACCGTGGCGTACCCATGAGCGGTGAGCCGCACCCGCGCGCGTCGGTGGAGATCTGCCCCAACGCGTGGAACGACCCGGCCGCGCCAGCCTGGATAGACGTCTCCGACCGGGTCGCCGACGGTGACGACGAGCCCGGGTGGGAGGTCACCGAGGGCCGGGTCAACTCCCTGGACGTGAACGAGCCGGGCCGGCTGCGGCTGGCGTTGCGGAACAACGACGACGCGTTCACCATCGGCAACCCGGCCAGCCCGTACTACCCGTGGTGGGGCCAGTCGGCGAGGATCCGGCTCTACGAGACGTTCGCCTACGAGCGGGCCGAGCTGTTCGACGGGTTCGTCCAGTGGCCCACGGTGACCGTCAACGTGGCGGGTACGCATCAGCTGTGCGCGGTGTCGGCGGTGGACCGGCTGGGCTGGTTGCAGTCCGCGCCACGGTTCGTGTCCACCTTGGGCGCGCACATCATGGGCGACCCGTCGCTGGTCGCGTACTACCCGCTGCACGAGTCGTACCACCCGTACACGTCGCTGCGTCAGGGCGGGGTGGTCACCCCGAAAGTGGTCGTGCAGTTCACCCCGTCCACCGGGCACCTGGCTGACATGGTGCACCCGGCTGACGAGCTGGGGCCACCGGGGGATGACGTGGACCTGCTGCGGTTGTCCTACCCGGTCAGCCTGTCGACCGGGGCGACCGCGCTGGCGGAGCTGGTGGCGCGGCTGAGCCTGACCGTGTCGTCCGGGCAGAGCCTGGCCGTCTCGGCGTGGGTGCGGCCCGGGGTCACCGGCGCCGGGGCGGTGGAGAACTCCAGCGTCGTGCTCGCGCTGCAAGCCGACGCCGGGGACGCCTACATCGGGATCACTAACGACGAGGTGACCCCGATCAGCCAGGGCGCGCTTCAGGCCGGCGCGCCGCCCACCTACGACGTGCTGGTGGACGCCGGGCCGCTGCCGATCGACGTGTGGCGGCTGGTCACGGTCAAGGTCTCCCTGCCGGACGGGACGGTGGACTACTGGGTGGGTGCCGACACCCCGGGTACCCCGTCGGTGATCGGCACCCCACCCTCGTCCATGACCTTCGACGAGATCCGCTTCGGTGACGCGTTCTTCGGCGCGATCGGCCACGTGCAGGTGCACCTTGGCGACGGGGACGTGTTCACCCACGCCGACCACCTGGCCCAGCACCGGGTCGGCCTGGAGGGCCTGGAGGGCCAGCTCACCGGGGAGCGCGTGCGGACCCTGTGCGGCTACGCCGGCCTGCCGCCGGGCCTGGTCAAGGCGGACCGGGGCACGGTGCGCATGTCAGCGGCGAGGCTGGCCGGCAAGACACCGCTCACGGCGCTGCGGGAGGCGGAGACCACCGAGCAGGGCCGCCTGTTCTGCGGCGGCACCGAGAACATCATCTTCTACGACCGGCGCCGGGGATATGACATCTAGGGAGGCGTCGCAGCGAAGAAGCTCGGGTTTGATGGCGACGAGCTTAGCCGGAGGTCCAGGTAGCGGTGGTAGACGCCTTCCTCTGCGTACCGCTGGGCGTGGCGACCGATACTCAATATGTAGGCGCTTTGGCCGGTAGGTATATCGAGGATCTCGAAAAAGAACTCGCAGCCTGCCGCCGGCCCATCCTTCATCTCAACGGCGCTACCGCCGCTCAACCTGCCCGCGCCAAGATATTCCTCTAACAGATCGCCCTGGACCATGACGCGGGCACCGTCGTGGATATCCGCGAACTCGCCAGCCCCTCGACAGCGTTCGTCGCCCGACCACCAGATGGCATCTTCGCCGATGAGCGTCAGCGACCCGGCCACCGTGAACGCGGGGGATCGCGATGGTTGGGTCGGTCGATTCGACACTGCCAGCGACCCAGCCGCGACGGCGAGCGACCCGGAGCCTAACAACAGGAGGAGTGCTAACAGCCAGGCGCGCACCTCGATACGGATGAGGGTCATAGAGCGAGGTTAGCGCACCACCACGCGCCAAGAAACGGAGAGATCCTGGCCAATGGCCATCACCAGCTTCGACGACCTCGTCGCGGCCATCGTCGGTTACCCGGTGGACGCCAACAAGGACGCCGGCACCGCCGAGGCCGCCGCGATCCGGCACAGCCTCTGGTACACCGCCGGCAACCCCGGTGCCGGCGCCGCCCCTGGGGGTGCGCTGAACGGGGCCGTGTTCTCCTCCTCCTCCGCCGCGGTGACCGGCCAGTTCGCCGTCCCCGCTGACGTGGCCGGTGAGGTGGTCTACCTGCACCGGTGCGACTTCTCCCAGGCTGGCAGCATCGCCTGCCTGGAGATCTACGACCGGTTGTGGGGCAACGTCCCGGTCGTCACCACCACCACCTCCCAGGCGATCACCTCACCGACGTGGCCGTCCCGCGACGCCGCCGGGGGCACCGCCGGCAAGCAGGTGCGGCTGTTCCTGGAGTGCTCCAGCGCCACCGGTAACGGTGGCGCGATCACCAACACCACAGCCGGCTACACCAACGCTGACGGCACCGCCGGGCGCACCGCGACCTTGCCGAGCTTCCCAGCCACCGCCGTCGCCGGAACGTGGGTGCCGTTCACCCTCCAGGCCGGTGACGACGGGGTCCGCTCGGTCCAGTCGGTCACCCTGGGCACCTCCTACGTCTCCGGCGCGATCCACCTCATCGCCGCCCGGCTGCTCGCCCGGGTCAGCCTGCCGGTCGCGTCCACCGTCTACGAACGGGACTGGCAGCAGCTCGGCCTGCCGAAGCTGTGGTCCGGCGCGGTCCCGTTCGCGGTCGTCCTGCCCACCGGCACGTCCCTGGGCGCGGTGTTCGGCTCCCTCGGCTGGGCTCAGGGCTGATGCCGAGCAAGGGCCTGGGACTGCGCGCCGGGGTGGCCATTCCGGCCACCGCATTCGTGCCCCAGCCGGAGTCGGGTCTGGTCGCGGAGGTCAGCGAGTGGCTGTACTGGGGTAGCCCACCCAAGCACACCGAGGCGCCCTACTCGTGGCTGTCGTTTCCCGCGACGTGGCAGGCGGAGACCTTGGCCAACACCGCCACCGTCACCCAGGACGACGGGGTCAGCGCCACCCGCGCCGACACGGCCAGCGTCAACCAGCGGGGCCAGCTCGACGCGCCGCCGGTGACCCTGCACACCACCTGTGACGCGGACCCGGCCAACCTCGCCCAGTGGACGGTCACCTACCGCTCGCCGCTGCGGATGAAACAGCCCGAGATGGCCCTGGTGGACCTAGCTAGCCGGACCCCGGCGGAGCGGGCCCGGATCTTGCGGGTGCGCCAGGGCGCCCGGGTCGTGGTCACCGGCGCGCCCGCCACCTGGCCGGAAGGCTCCCACAGCCTGCTTGTGGAGGGTGTGCGCCACACGGGCCGCTCGCACAGCCGGGTGGTGGTGTGGCGGACCTCCGCCGTAGCCGGCACCACCCCGGGTACCCCCGGCCCGTGGCTGCGCTACGGGTCCTCTCACTGGGAGTCCACCGATGTCATTGGCTTCTAGGCGGGTGTGATGGCCGTCGTCCCCGAACCACCGACGTTCGAGGTGGGCGAGTCCGACACGACCGAGCTTAACCAGCTCCGGGACGCGGTCCGGTTCTGCCAGGACCCGCCGATCTTCCGGGCGCACTCGAACACCACCCAGACGCTGACCACCGGGGTGAGCGCGGCGGTGCTGCTCCAGTCTGAGGATTGGGACAGCGAGGACGGCCACTCCACCTCGTCGAACACGTCCCGCTACACCGCCGTGTACGCCGGCTACTACGCCGTCGACGGGGTGGTGTTCTTCGCCGGCAACGCCACCGGCCGGCGCGGGGTCAGCTTCTCGGTCAACGGCACCAACCAGCACGCGTCCCGGACCCTGGTCTTCTCTGGTGGCGCCTCCGGCATCCAGATTCTCGGCGTGGACGAGGTGTACCTCGCGGTAGGTGACTACGTCGAGATGTTCGCTTTCCAGGAGAGCGGCGGGAACCTCAACATCGGTAGCGCCATCGCCAACGACAACAGCCGGCTCAACGTGCGATGGGTGAGGAAGAGCGTATGACGTGGTGGCTGGTCATCCACGCCCCCGATGGCCGGGTGTACGTCCACGACACCGGTAGCGACCAGGCCGTCACCGACGATGTGGTCAACACGGTCCGGGTCGCGGCCGGGTTCCCCGCCGACGACGAGTGGATATCCGACGGCTCAGGCTGGGACCTGAAGGCCACCCCTGGTGAGCCGCACCCGAAGCTGATGGCCCGGGCGACGGTCCTGGACCTGTCCGCCGTCGACCCGGCCGAGGTGTCCGACCATGGGCGGCGGCGCCAGGCCGGCTACCGCGCCGCCCGTGTCGCCGCCGCGAAAGCCATGCTTGACAGCCTTGACCCGGACGAGCGGGCCGAGGCCCTGCGACCATAAGGAGGCTCCCCGTGACCCGCCGTGCCCTGACCCCGCTGATCGCGTTCATCTTGCTGCTGCTCGGTTTGGCCGCGCCCGCTCACGCGGACGTGTGCGGCGACACCTCCGCCCAGTGGGTGCCCACCCTCGGCTCCACCTGGACCGGCACCGCCGGCTCCGACAACCTGGTCATGGCCGCGGTGCAGCTCGCGTCCGCCACCGTCACCACCCACGGGGTGATCCCGCTGGCCGGGCCGTGGGGCTTCGACTCCAGCTCGCCATCGTTCTACTGGACCGGCGCCACCGAGGGGTACGAGTTCTTCTACCAGGTGTACCCGGTGACCTGCTCCGGTGGGCAGGTGACCTACGCGGAGGGCTCCGGGCATGACGCGGTGTTCAACGCGTTCTCGGTGAGCCTGACCCGGGTGACGTGAGTTGGCGCTGACCCACCTGCTGCGCAGGGACGTGCAGCGACTCATCGACAAGGGTGTCGGAGGTATCCGGCCGATCCGGCAGGTCACCGTCCCCCTGACCGACATCATCGTCGGGACCACCACGGTGAACGTGTCGTGGACCCCGGGCCTGCACGGTCGCTACGGCGCGGTGGTCACGGTGCTACCCGGCGCCGGGGTACTCGGCGCGCTGCACGTCGCGGTGAACCCGCAGACCGTGTCGAACCTGGGCTGTGACATCACCGTGCGCAACACCGGGCTGGTCACCCTGTCCGGCACCGCGCACCTGACCCTGCTGCCGCTTTGAGGGGGCCGCCGTGTCCACGCTGACCCTGCCCAACGGCACCGCGCTCACTCAGGTGACCCGGGCGTCGGTCCTGGCCCGCATCGCCTCGATCCCGCTGCACTCGTACGAGTACAGCCAGACTCGGGTTGAGCCGTCCACCGGCCGGCGAGCCGACTGCACCGGGTGGGTAGCGTACGGGCTGGCCAGCCCCAGGACCGGCCCCGGCACCTACCTCAACGCGCACAACACAGGCAGCTTCTACACCCAGAAGCTGATCGAACGGATCGACTGGAGCGAGCTGAAGCCGGGGGACCTCGTCGGTTACTTCGCCGCGAGCAGCCCCGGTAACGGTGGTCACGCGGCGTTCTGGCTGGCCGGGGACCGGGCACCGAACGGCCGGTTCCAGATATCGGACCACGGCAGTGGCTGGGGGCCGAAGCTGCGTTGGGTCCGGTGGGACGGCCGGTACACCGGCGGGTGGATGGACCCCGGCCACATCGGCGCGTGGCGATACGTCGGGATCACCGAAACAGAAGGAGACGACATGCCCAGTGTGGACGAGGTCGCCCGCGCGGTGTGGGCGTACCCGATCAGCAGCCCTGGCCTCGGTATGGCGGCCCGGCCGGCGGCGGACTGGCTGAAGGACGCCACCGCGCTGCGCCAGCAACTCGCCCCGAAGCTCGCCGAGATCCTCGCCGCCGCCCTGGACGACGGCGACGCCGCCGTGGTGCTGGCCCCGGAGGCGCTGGCGAAGCTGGAGGAGATGCACCGGCTACTGGTGGCGGCACCGGAGGCCACCGCGGACGCGGTCATCGCGGAGATCGCCAGCTAGCTTCCACACCGGACCCGGGGGTGGCTCCCTCCCCGAGGAGAGAGGGTTTTGGTGTGGCAGGTGCTGGGCACCATCGTGGTCTCTGGTGGCCCGTGGGCGTTGGTTGGCTTGGTGGTGTTCGGCCTGGTTCGTGGTTGGCTGATCCCCGCCCCGACCCACGACCGGATCGTGCGGTCGCTGGAGCGCCATCTCGCCGCGGAGGAGCGCCGCGCCGAGGAGTACCGCCAGCAGGTGGGTATTCTGCTCGGCACGCACGTCGCGTCTGGCCACGGCTCGTGACCTGGTGGCGGCGACGGGTGCGAGCCGACCAGGCCGAGGCGCGCGAGCGGGCCGCGGACCAGGCGGAGGCGCGAGCCCGCCGCGCGGCCGAGCAGACCGCGCGACTGTCCCGCCGGCCACCCACCGAGCCGCGGGTGGCCGACTACCTGACCCGGGTCGCCGACACCTATGGGCGGCGCCCGTCATGATGTGGCAGCTGCTGGTGGAGCTGGCCATCATCGTTGTCGCGTCGGTGGCGTTCGTCGGCGTGCTGGGTGACCCGCGTCGCGCCCGCGACCCGATGATGGCGTGGCACCTGTGGTCCTTCGCCGCGCTGGCGGCGGTGGAGGCCGCGTCGCTGCTGGCGCTCGGGCTGGGCGTGCCTGTGCCGCTGTGGGTGTTCGTGACCGTCTACGCCGGCCAGGCCGGGGTGGCGGTGTGGCGGTTGTGGCTGATGGTGCAGGGACGACGCTGGGCCGGGCGGCGACAAGCGGTAGTAGTGGAGGAGGAGTAGCCATGTCGAAGCGTCTGGTGTTGGCGCACGCGGTGTTGGCCAGCGCGCAGGTGTTCATGGGCACGATCGCGACGGCTGGCGTTTTCCCGCCCCGGCTGGCCACCTTGCTCGCCGCGCTCATCGGCGCTGGCCAGGTTGGGCTGGCGCTGTACACTAAGGGGGTCCAGACGTTGGGTCCTGGCCAGGTCGACTGGTTGGCGACGCTGCCCGAGCAGCTACGACGCCAGGTGGCCGACCACTTGGGGGACGCCGCTGCCGACTGGACTAGCGGCCAGCCGGTCAAGCCTGTTGAGGACCCGCGGTGAGGACCCTGGTTGGCGCGGCCGAACCGGAGCAACCCGACCCGCGCCGTAGCTACGTCCCGTTCGGGCTCTTCCCTACCACGTCCAGCGTCGCCAGCACGGTCAGCTTCACCCTCGACTTCGCCGCACCAGCGGACCCACCCCGGGAGCCGTACCGGACCGTGGCGTGGGTAGGCAAGCCGGTGCGGGAGATCGAAAGCTAGTCCCCACCCCAACCCAGAGCGGATCTGGTCGCCTACTCAGGTTGCCGCCACCGCGGGCGGCTATCGCTGGCCGTGGTGCGGCAGACCATCGGCGCACCGGCCGAGGTGACACCGACCGCTCCGGCGGGGGCACAGAACGAGCCTGGATGCACGACCTCCTCGGTGGCCAGCACCGTCGGCACCGCGCATATGCCCGTAGGCCGATACACCTCAGCGAGTACAGCGTCGATGGTGCCAGGTGCCCACGTGGTGCCGCAGCCGAGGAAGGCCCGGGCCTGCGCGTCTTCGCGGCTGAGCAGTAGGTCCGGGTCCGGGTTGAGCGCTAGGTATTGCTGGTAGGGGTCGGTCCGCGAGGCTTCGATGCCAGTGGGCTGCCGGCTGCTAAGTTCGCTCCGACTCGCGAGAACGGCGATGCAGGTGAGGACCACGCACGCTAGCACTCCGCCACCGATGAGCCATTTCTTCGAAAGCGTCCACTTTCCCTCGTACCTCATGCGCGTGAGCGTAGCCCCCAGACGCCAAGAAGCGCCGGCACCCACGCCCTCTTCCCCGGGCGGGGTGG